CTCGATGCGGACAACACCCTTCCCGAACGTACCATGCAACTGGCCGAGGTCAAACGAGATTTCATCCGCGTCACGGAACATCTTTCATACTCCCGTCCCCGAAGGAGTAAACGTTACTTTTTCAGCCTGTACACAAACCTTCCGAATCCGATAAGGATACAAACAACCACAGCCAGAAGCGCAAAGCCTCCGTAATGCAGCTTGGTTTCCTCCCACCACGAAAGCTTACGTTCCACCGGAACCGGTACTGATACACTGTCCACCCTGACCGTCTCCAATGTGTCATGCACCACGCGGTCTCTCCAATGTGTCCGATACCTATATTCCGTCCTATACACTGTGTCCCGTTCTGCCCTCAACTCTATGTAAATAGAATCTTTGAGGAAAGTACTATCCGAAAACCAACGTACACCATACACGCTGTCCACCCTGACCGTTTCCACCGGAACATATTGTACCCGTGCACATCCACACATGGCAAACAATAACAGGCCGACCACGAGCCAGAACACCGGCACCATCAGCCAAGGCCAGAACACTTTAAAAAAACTCTTCATATCCATTACGTTGTTAATTATAAAACCAATGCCCGCGCCAGCATCCAGACACCCACGGCCAACATGAGGAAAACCAACCAAGGCGGCAAACCCTTCCCGTCGTCTCCCCCGCCGTCGTCAAGCATCGGCCAGTATTCATCACTCGTTCCCATTGTTATGCGATATTAAAGAACCTGTCAGCCTCCCATTTCCTACGCTTCACCAGTCCCTCCAGCTTCCGCTTCTTCCCGGCTACCGTCGCATACACCCACTTCATGAACTCCCCACGCACCTCCGTATCAGGCGCGCAAGCCCGTATTTTCTTCAAAAGTGTGGAACCGGCCAACGCATCGCACCCCACGTTGTACGCGAAATCCACCAACGCGTCAAACTTGTTCTGCCTCTCAGTCACGCCCAGTTTGTCCACGAACGCTTCGTATTCCGCCAAGTCACGCCTGAGCTGCCGTTCTGCTTCGCCCTCCGTCATCTTGTCACCACGCTTTACGCCCGCCGTATGTCCGTATCCTACCGTCCACACCCCCGCCGGGCAACGGTAAGCCGTGCCCCGGAATCCCTCGAAACGCTTTATCGCCTCAATCAATGAATTACTTGCTTTCATATCTCCACTTTTTTGTTTAACTTTGCTTCCGCCTCCCGTGAGGGACGCCCGAAAAACTGATAAGTTTTTCATGTTATTAGTATTTAAAGTTAATAAGAGGGAGGCGGCATGCCTCCCTTTTTTATTTCTTTTCCTTTCCCTCCGCCTCCTGCCTCTCCTGTTCCACACGTTCCACGATGGGTTTCCAATAAGATGGAAGCATACGGGTAAATTCCAACCTTACCGCATGATAAACGATACGCAGGGCGATATTCGTCGGATGAACCTTTATCAGATTCTTCACCGCATTCTGGAGGTAAACGTACATGAACACATACGTCAGCGATTTGATAACGATAATGGCAGCCTCACCGTCACCGCACTGTGACATCACCGTGAAGAGGAAGCAGATTATCACCACGTAAAGAACCAGTTCGGCCAAGGCGTTCTTGAACTTTCCGAAAGAAAAGTTCTCGCAACAAGTAAAGCTGACCCCGTCCGCCTTCATGCCGGCATAGATATTGAAGGCAAAAGCCAGCACCAACGCCAACAAAAATCCCTTTGTCGGAGTATAATATGCCAGTACCGGACTGATGGCCGATGCCGACACCATGCGCAAATGTTCCCAATCTGTTCTCATATACTATTCCTTTTTATTTTTACAAGTATCCACAGGTATTTCATTTTCATACATCACTTCGGTATTTTCGACAAGTCATACTTTGCATAAGAAGCAGACCCCCATCCGCTGACCGTATTGGTAGCCGAAATACTTACTATCATACCCGCTATGTTATAATTAATGCCTACCGTGTAACTGTTCGTCCACCCAGTAACCACTATTTCGCCGAATGTCGAATCACTCACTATGGTACATCCTCCTTTGATAGCCAGCATCAGAGGATGGTTGAGCGTCCCGTCATGCGTGCCGAACAAGGTATCCAATTGCGCGGAAGTAGGGGTGGACGTGATGGCAGTCACGTCCCCTATCTCATAATGGATCACAGAACTACCCACGATGTCCCACTGAATGCCGCCATTACACGACAATATCAGGGAGGCACCGGGAGGTAGATAAGGGAATCCCCTGGCATCCCCCATCCTGACTTTCTGTTCGCCCCCGTTTATGCTCAGGTACACGGTACGTCCCTGATAAGTGTTCCCTTCTGTGAATTTTACAAAAAGGATCCTGGGATAGTTCGTATTAGCCCATGACTTGCCATCTTTGGACAGAAGGTCGATTTCCTTGGTACTGGAATCAGCGGCACTGGTACAGATGGCACAGAAATCAATTCTTGCAGGCATGTAATTAGTATCCACACCATTGATACTTTTCAAGTCCGAAGTTCCAGATACCCCGTACTCTTTCCCGTTAAATATGATGCTGTCCGCATCCGTAGGGAAGAACAACGCCTGAGGGTTGGCCCCCGTCAGAGACAAAGCCTGCGCCCGCGTCTTGCTCGCATACACCTCAAGCAGCTTCCCCGTAGGAGAGGCCAGGGGGACAGCATCCCCCTGTGCCTGAAAGCCCGCATCAATCATTTCCTCTTCCATAAGCCGAATACTATTTTATGGTAAGCGCAGACTTCAAAGTGTTTGCCGAGGTGTTCAGAGTATTGTATTTGTCATTCAACGCTTTCCCTTGGGCTGCAGACAAAGCGTTTGCAGTGGACGTACTGGACAGGCTGTTTTCCACTTTCGTCACAGAAGCCGCAAACACCAAATCCGTACCCGTCGAGAAATACACTCCGCTGTCATGGATATACACTTTGCCCGGAATAGGCGAATTGTCTTCCTGCTTCACCAAACCCGCGTTGACCAAAGCCAGATTGGGACTGCCCGAAATAGCCCAGTTGTTATAGTACTTGCCGTCAGTCCCCTTGTAGGCGAACTTCTTCATGTCGCTCAACCATACTATAGTACCTCCGGCCGTAGAAGTACTGGCCGATGTGATAGTCTTCTCTCCCGTTTCAATCGCATCGAACGACACGGGAAACATCTCCGCATAACCGACCGCTTTCGCAAATGCCTCCGTGGAAGGTACCTGGCTGGTGCTTGGTACTTTTACTGCCAGGTTGTAATCCACTACATCCGTCTTTTTCACCTGTGGGTCATTGGTCACGTTCCCCAGGCCGACCTGAGATTTCGTCACTCCATGCGGATTGCTCTTGTTTCCGGTATGATTGTTCAGTTCGGTCTTAGTGGCATACGTACTGGCCGCATCTGCCGCCTTGAGGAACACCGAAAGGTCTACCGTACCACCCAGCGCGTCCCAGTTGTCGTCATTGTGGTCACTCGAAGAAGTGTTCGTCACGCAAACCACGTTCGTCCCAGCCGGATACTTCTTTCCCCCCAACGTGAACTCAGCCGTCACGTTCCAAGTATCACCCTTCACCGCATTCGTCAGCGCGAGAACCTCACTAATGTTCGCTTTCGTTCCCATCACCCGGTACACACTACCCAGTTTCGAGTTGATGGCCGCGTTCATCTCGTCCATGGTCGGAAGCGCGTCCACCAAAGCCTTCAACGCCTTGCCCTGCGCCGCGCTCAAAGCCTTGTTCGTGCTCCCGTCCGTCAGGTTGTTGATTATCTCGATGAAATTATAAACCACACCATTAAACACAATACGGTGCGTGTCCGTGGTGAAACACATCGCACCCGGCTTGCTCGATGCCAAAGCCTTTGCATCCGCCTCCGTCTTAGAGGCATACACTTCAAAAACCTGTCCTACACTTGTTGCCATAATAATAATTTTTTTAAGATTGAATAAATATTTATTGAATGATTATTTGTCCACCCTCACCGGATTGGTACCTGTACCGGATGATTGTGTAAGTATCCCCCTCATTACGAATCGTGTAGCCTTCATAGTCGTCACTGGCATATAGGCCGAAAGAGAATGAAATGTAATCATCCGAGCTACCCGACACGATATACGTCCTTTCATGGGCATCATCGCGTACGACCATGATTTCCGCTCCCCTTATCTTCGCCCACACGTCCTCCGTCAGCCCGAAGGCATCCAAATCCCCCTGCGTGCGCCCGCTGCCGATTTTCTCCTGAAGGACACCGAAGTCGAAAGCCACATAGGGAGGCGCTGTCGTACCGCCACCCGCAGTAAACGACTTCCACGCGCCCCATTTTCCACCTGATTGGCGTATATCGTAATATCGGTGGTAAATACGCGGCTCACCGTCTACATGCCCACTACTGCTGATGTCATGTACAATTTTGCCCTCAATGTCCGAAGCATCCGTAAAGAGAACCTGTTCGATACCATGTTCACCCCAACTATCACAGAACACCATCATTGTGCCTGTCACCACGCCTGTCCTTGAACCCGTCACCGAATAACAGCCGCCCTTGCGCGTGAACATTTGCATATAACCAGACGTCTCATCTCCGTCCTTCAAACCCATCGACAGGTCTGTGTCCGGAATGGTAGGAGCGTCCGTCATGGAGTTCCATGTGCCCCACGTGCCCTTTTCACATACACGCCATAATATATTGTATTCCGTGTTACTACGCGTCAGGGTTTTGATTTTGTCCACCGTGCCTTGGTATACCGGAACGAAACGGCCGCGCACCGACTGAACCCACGTATCTTCTGTATAATTTATCGGAATACTCTCTACCATGAAAGGGCTACCCTCGTAGTCCCCACGGAAATAACCCGCCTTTGCCTTACCGTCCTCCACTTTCCCATGAAGCCCGTCCAGCAAGGCGTTCAGCTCACTGTCACTATTTATGTCAACCCCAAAACTATTTTCTATTTGAAAACTGAATGATGATTGGAATTGCCATCCAGAACCAGTATAGCTATAAAATCCATTTTTAGATTTATCGGAATCATTAACAACACTAACAATCTCCCCTTGCTTGATATATCTACCATCAATACCAACTGGATTTGATTTGTCCGCCTCCATTGCTTCAAACGAAGGATACGTTTGACGAATAGTGTAGCGATAATAGAAATAAGCTGTTTCAGCCTGACTAACAATAGCCGTGGGAAGTGCTTGCATACTCCAATATTTCTTATTCCATAATAGAATAACAAAGTATGATTGCATTTCTCCTGTAGTGATAGAAAGAGGTTCACCTTGATAATCTCGGAAGTTCTGAAACGTCACAGTTCTATCTTGGGCAACTCCTGCAAGATAACACACATTCGATGCGTTGGGTTGAATTGGAACGGTATCTTCATCAGCTATACCTATAAGCGTACTGGTAGCGTCCAGCTCCAAGCTCCGTATATAATCTAACATGTTGAGGGCATAGTCCTGATGGTTTTCGGGTTGAATCTCCGTTCCATTAGGTCGCCCCATCAACGTGTTGATTATCTTTGCTCTTGTATCGTCATATCCTGCCATAACTCTTTCAATTTTGTTATATGATTAAAAAAGTTGATACCTCAATAAAAATGGACGTAATACTAACCTAACGCCATCACCTTCCGAACAATTTCGTAATGTCGCTTGCTCGTAGCTGTTAGAAGTGGTCATTAGTTGTTGGGGTACCAAATCACTTTTATACTGGCTCAGCGTTCTAAAATTAGGGGATATTATGACACCTATTTTTTTACTGATATTGTCATTACCCAAACCGATACCAAAACCTATATCAAATAAAGTAAGCATATCACACCCTCTCCAATTGGCAATGTCATTAT